GAAGTTATGCTCCTCAGCGCAGTAGGGGTTCATACTCCAGTGAACGTTCCATCATCTCCTCGATCTACACTCGACTTGGGATCGACGTGTCGGGAGTGGATATTCGTCATGCTCGATTGGATAAAGAGGGGCGTTATCTCGAGGACATTCGCAGTGAACTTCAGGATTGCCTGACGATAGAACCGAACCTCGACCAGGGGGCTCGGCAATTCCGTCAAGACATAGCGATGACTCTGTTCGAGCACGGCGTCGCCGCTATCGTTCCAGTCGATACCGACATCGATCCAGCCGTATCATCCAGCTTCATCATCAACTCTCTCCGGGTCGGAGAGATTGTGGCGTGGCATCCACAGCATGTCACCGTGAATCTCTACGACGAACGGGATGGACAACGGAAGCAAGTCACCGTTCCGAAGAAGTCCACGGCCATCGTCGAGAATCCGCTGTATTCGGTGATGAACGAGCCGAACTCGACGCTTCAGCGGCTTATTCGTAAGCTGAACATGCTGGACTCCGTGGATGAACAGTCCAGCTCCGGCAAGCTCGATCTGATCATTCAGCTTCCATATGTGATCAAGTCCGAAGCCCGACGGCAGCAAGCTGAACAACGGCGTAAGGATATCGAGTTTCAGCTCAAGGGAAGTCAGTACGGCATTGCCTATACTGACGGAACTGAGAAGATTCAGCAACTGAACCGGCCAGTTGAGAACAACCTTCTCAAGCAGATCGAGTACTTGACTGCGATGCTATATTCGCAGCTCGGTCTGACGGAAGAAGTGATGAACGGGACGGCCGATGAAAAGGCCATGATCAACTACTTCAATCGGACTATCAAGCCGATTGTTCAGGCGATCACGGAAGCCATGAAGCGCTCCTTCCTGACGAAGACTGCTCGTACTCAGGGTCAGTCGATCGTGTACTTCCGCAACCCGTTCGATCTCGTTCCGATGGAGCAGGTGGCAGAAGTCGCCGACAAGTTCACCCGGAACGAAATTCTGTCGGCAAACGAGATCCGTCAAGGTATCGGGTTCAAGCCCTCCAAGGATCCGAAGGCCGACCAGCTCGTCAACAGCAACATGCCTCAGGCCGATACAGGTGTCGGTATGCCGCCTCCGGAAGAAACCGACGAAGAAGACGAGGGAGAAGACCTTCTCCAGAGTGGGCTAGCCGAGGTCAATGATCTCGTCGACTCAATCTTCAGTGATCTCGGTATCGACAATGAGTGACAAACTGGAACATGCCTACGATGCAGCTAAGAGACGCGAGTATTACCTCAAGACTCGAAAGCTGAAGGGTCGTAAGGCAGCAGCAGTTGCGACGTCGAAAAGTAGGCCTACAGCAAAGCCCAAGCCGCCTACTAAGACAAGGGCTCAGCGACAAGCTGAACGGCGCAGGAAACTCGAAGCCGAGGTAAACGCCCTCAAGGCTCGCCTGGAAAAGCTACGGACCGCTTTGGCCGAGCTTACCAAGCAAGCCAAGGCTCGGAGCGGTGTCAAGCCCAAGAGTAGTGCTACCAAGAAGACCACTGCTAAGAAGACGACGGCCAAGAAGCAAACTGCTTCACAGAAGGCCAAAGCTGCTAAGCAGTCGAAGGAGTACTACGAGAAGCACAAGGATGAGATTCTCGCCGATGAGCTCAAGTCCTTGAAGGGCAAGATCAAAACCATCCAAGAGCGGATCGAGAAGATGCGTAAAGAAGGCTCTGTCGGAGCCCGCAAACCCACGGCAAAGAAGTAGGAGGGGAGACGGTCAAAATGGGAGTCATTGAAGCAGACTTCGGCGGCTGGGCCACCAAGGCTGGTCTCAAGTGCACGGATGGGCGAACCATCATGCACGGCGCGTTCAAGGACATGCACCACCAACAGGTACCTCTGGTGTGGCAGCACGGTCACTCGAGCGCGGAGAACGTTCTCGGCCACGCCGTTCTCGAACACAAGGACGAGGGCGTCTACGCCTACGCCTTCTTCAACAAGACCAAGCAGGGCGAGACCGCCCGGGAGTTGGTCGAACACGGCGACATCAAGTTCCTGTCCATCTACGCCAACAACCTGGTGGAGCGGGCCAAGAACGTCATGCACGGGGTGATCCGCGAGGTGAGTCTCGTTCTCGCCGGAGCAAATCCGGGCGCCGTGATCGACTACGTCAACATCAAGCACTCCGACGGTTCCGTCTTCGAGTCGGACGAAGAGGCGATCATTCTCACCGGCGTTCCGATCGACCACGCTCTCGCTCACTCGGAGGAGCCGGACGAGGACGACGAAGAGGATGACGAAGAGGACGAGGACGGTGAAGACGGCGACGAGAACCTCGAGCACGCCGACAAGGACACCACCGTCAAGGACATCTACGACACCCTCAACGAGGAGCAGAAGAACGTCGTTCACTACCTGATCGGCGTCGCCCTGGAGGACGAGAAGAAGTCCGCCGCCGAACACTCCGCCACCGAGAACACCGAGACCACCATCACCCACGAAGGAGGCGACGAAATGTCGCGCAACGTCTTCGACCAGAACGCTGCCAAGAACGGCGGCGACACGATCAAGCACAGCCTCACGCAGGAAGACGTCAAGGGCATCTTCGCCGACGCGGTGAAGGTCGGGTCCATCCGTGAGGCCGTCAACAACTACGCCCTCCAGCACGGCATCGAGAACATCGACGTCCTGTTCCCGGACGCGAAGATGGCCACCGGGACCATCGACCTCGAGAAGCGCCGGACCGAGTGGGTCTCGTCCGTCCTCAACGGCACCCGCAAGACCCCGTTCTCCCGGATCAAGACCTTCACCGCCGACCTGACCCAGGACGACGCGCGGGCCAAGGGCTACATCAAGGGGAACTACAAGGAGGAGGAGTGGTTCGGCGTCAGCAAGCGGACCACGAGCCCGACCACGATCTACAAGAAGCAGAAGCTCGACCGTGACGACATGCTCGACATCACGGACTTCGACATCGTCGCCTTCCTGAAGGCCGAGATGCGGCTCATGACCGAGGAGGAGGTCGCGCGTGCGATCCTCGTCGGCGACGGCCGTGCCCCGGGTGCCGAGGACAAGGTCAAGGACCCGCTGGGTGCTTCGGACGGCATCGGTATCCGTTCCATCATCAACGACCACGAGCTCTTCGTCACCACGCTCAACGTCAACGTCAACGACGCGGACTCCTCCTACGAGGAGGTCGTCGACGCCGTCATGGACGGCATGGAGTTCTACAAGGGCACCGGCACGCCGACCCTGTACACCACGGTCCGCGAGCTCAACAAGTTCCTGAAGGCGAAGGACGGCATGGGCCGTCGCTACTACGCCAACAAGTCCGAGGTCGCTCAGGTCCTGGGCGTCAGCAGCATCCAGCTCGTCGAGCCGCTGAACGAGTACCCCGACGTCGTCGGAATCATCGTCAACCTCGACGACTACAATGTCGGCACCGACCGCGGCGGCGAGCTCACGATGTTCGAGGACTTCGACATCGACTACAACCAGCAGAAGTACCTGCTGGAAACCCGCCTCTCCGGTGCCCTGGTCCGTCCGAAGTCGGCCCTCGTCATCAAGAAGACCGCCTCGAACAGCGTCCTGGCGACCCCGCAGGAGCCGGGCTACAACGCCTCCACCGGTGTCATCACCATCCCGACCGTCACCGGGATGACCTACGAGGACGGCGACGGCACCACCCTCACGCCCGGTGCTCAGACCGCCATCCCGGTCGGGTCCTCGGAGACCGTCACCGCGGTTCCCGACTCCGGCTACCACTTCGCCAACTCGGCCCAGGACTCCTGGACCTTCACCCGTCGCGCCTGATCTAGGCGGACCCAGTCATGACCCGATTTTCAGGAAAGGTGGGATACGGCGTAACTGTTGTGACCGCTCCTGGCGTGAACGAAGACCAGATCGTCGAATACCAGTATTACGGCGATATTGTGCGGAATTCGTTGAGTTTCAGGAACGGTGAGAGTGTCAACAACGACCTCTCTGTGAGTAATTCGATCAGTATCGTTGCGGATGCTTTCGCCAACGAACATTTCTTTGCCATTCGCTATGTCGAGTGGGCGGGGACCCTGTGGGCCGTTTCTGAGGTCGAAGTAAAGGTTCCCCGCCTCATCTTGCGGCTAGGGGGTGTCTACAATGGCCCCACACCCGAAACGCCTTGAGTTGCAGACACTCCTGGAGGGGGTTCTGGGAAGTACTAACGTATATTTCCAGGCCCCTCCGAATACGGGGATGAGTTATCCCTGTATCATCTACGCCCAGGACAATGCAAAGACTGAGTTCGCTGACAACAACCCATACAGTCGCGCCAAGCGATATCAGTTGACGCTGATCGGCCGGAATCCGGATGCAATCATGCTCCTCTCCGACGACATCGCTCAGCTACCGTTGTCCAACCTGAATCGCATATTCGTCGCGGACAACCTCCACCACCACGTATACAGCCTCTATTTCTGAGGGGAACAAACTCATGGCAGTCCTCACGTGGGACAAGGCTGGCGAGCGGTACTACGAGACCGGCGTCGACCACGGTGTCCTCTACATTCCCAACGCGACCGGCGTCTACAACGAGGGGCACGCTTGGAACGGCCTCACCGCCGTCACCGAGTCGCCCTCGGGTGCCGAGTCCAACCCGCAGTACGCGGACAACATGAAGTACCTCAACCTCGTGTCGGCTGAGGAGTTCGGCGGCACGATCGAGGCCTTCACCTACCCGCTCGCCTGGGAGCAGTGCGACGGATCCGCCACTCCGACCCCCGGCGTCTCGCTCGGCCAGCAGGGCCGGAAGACCTTCGGTCTGTCCTACCGCACCAAGCTCGGCAACGACCTGGACGGCCAGGATCACGGCTACAAGCTGCACCTCGTCTACGGGGCTCTCGCGGCGCCGTCCGAGAAGGCCTACGCCACCGTCAACGACTCGCCCGAGGCGATCACGTTCTCGTGGGAGTTCACCACGACTCCGGTCGAGGTCGGCACGATCGCAGGCCAGACCTACAAGCCGACGGCCACCCTGTCCATCGACTCGACGAAGGTCGACGCCGACGCCCTGGCCACCCTGGAGGAGTTCCTCTACGGTACCGCAGGCACCGACCCGTCTCTGCCCGCCCCGGCAGCCGTCGTCGCGATGTTCTCTGGCACGGTCCTCACGGCCACGCCGACGGAGCCCGCCTACGACGACGCCACCAACACCCTGACGATCCCGACCATCGCCGGTGTGACCTACTACATCGACGACGAGGCGCAGGCTCCCGGCCCGCAGGTTCTCACCGAGAACAAGATCGTCGAGGCCCGTCCGAACCAGGGCTACAAGTTCCCGAACAACGTCGACACCGACTGGGCCAAGGGCGACTTCTAGTCGTCACGACGCAGTAAGGAGGTCAGAGAGTGCTCATCATTGAAGTCCCGATGAGTGAAGGATTCAACGAATCAACGCAAGAGTTTGTTGTTAAGTCGTTCAAGCTGGAGTTGGAGCACTCTCTGGTCTCCCTGTCAAAATGGGAGTCATTCTTCGAGAAGCCCTTCCTCGGCAAGGAAGAGAAGACTCCCGAAGAGACGTTTTGGTACATCAAAGAGGCGATGACACTTACCCCGGATGTTCCTCCGGAGGTTTTTGCCCGTCTTACGGAAGACAACGTCGTAGCCATCGACAAATACATCTCAGCCAAGATGTCCGCTACTTGGTTCGCGGAGAAGAAGCAACAGAAACACAGCAGAGATGTCATCACTGCTGAGGTGATCTACCATTGGATGATCACTCACAACATCTGGCTCGAATGCGAAAACTGGCATTTGAATCGGTTGTTGACTCTCATCCGGGTGTGTATCGAGAAGAATACCCAGCCGAAGAAGATGTCCAAGGCTGAGATGCTCGCACAGCAGAGGAAACTCAACGCCCAACGACGATCGCAGTTCGGTTCGAGTGGATGAAGGGAGGATCTTGAGTGGCACGACTCGAATGGGACACGCCCGGGGAACGGCTCTACGAAGCCGGAGTAGACCGAGGAGTCTTGTATGTCGAAGGACAACCCGGTGTCGCATGGTCGGGTTTGACTTCCGTTGAAATGGCTCCGACTGGTGGCGGGTCGAAGTCCTATTACCTCGACGG